CTAGTTGACAAATGTGTCAGGAGTTGTTATAATATAAGCAGAGAGGTGAAATATGAAAGAATTTGGTATCCCAACCCCTGCGGAAACGGATTTGACTTTAAGGACATTAGTACCTGATTTATGTAGAGAGTTTGATACGGTTTTATCATTCCAACGATATGTATGGGGTGATAAAAACTTAAGAGAGATTAGAGTACATCCCAGGCAGGAAATGTTTGCCAAGCTTTGTTGCGACCCACCACCAGAATTTACAAGCAGGGATGTTCTCCACCCCCCAGCTTTCTCGTTACATATAGACCCTGCTATGCCTGAATATGAAATGCAGTTAGTTTATAAAGAACATACTGAGTGTATTCCAATAACCGTTTAATGGCATTATTTTATACGATTAAAGCTAATACGTGTGCAATATCATGAAACTCTGGGTTAACTTCCCATATCTCAATATCATAATGTTTGTCAATATCTTTAAGGCTCTGCTCCGCTAATTCTCTTGTAGTGAACACTCCTAATATCGGGATAGCACGATCACCGGTATAGACAACGTAAACTTCGCTTGGCATCACGTCTGACATCTTATATATCTCCTTTCTGTTTCCTTAGTATCCCTGCTCTTCCAACTAAACTATATTGACTTATTAGCTAAGGATTTGCACCCTAGATGAGGGTTCGGTTTGATGTCCGAGTCTTTTTTGCTAGCCTTTCATTCGGCGCTAGTCAACCTTTTTGTGGTTCAACATAGCCCCCGGGAGCAAGCCTTCCCTTTGCGTCTACCTATTCCGCCACTAATAAATCTATTTCTTCAGAATAGCTGGCGCTAAAGCACACCTACAATTAGGATGCTGCGGTGGCGCCATCACACCACTTGAGAAAGCTTGCTTAGTTGGGATTACTCCCTCAGCTTCATTCCCCATACATTCAGGGCTGACTAGAGCATCCCCAGATGTTACCCACTCTTTGCCGTTAATATCCATATCCTCCATTCTATCTAAAGAGGACTGAGAGAGAGCTTTAGCTGTCTCAGTTCGTGCTATTAACTCACTTCTATATTTACTCATATCGCTGAATGTACCCCTTATATCTCTCGCTAATCCTGGTACACCTCGTTTGTTCTTTATCCCAGTACTAATAGTATGGGCTAGTCTTCTCTTAGTCTCTGTATCCATCTGGGTTACTAATCTAGCCCCCTCATTATTAGCCCAGCTTACCGCTTGAGATATAGGCGGACCTTCATAAGTTATCGGTACACCAGCTTTAGTCTTACCCCAACTAATAGTCTCCGCACTTCCCTTTACATAGACTTCTGTTAAATGCCCGTCTACAGTAGTCTTTAAGGTAGAGTCAAAGGACTTGATTAAAGAGTTGACTGTATCATCAATATCTTTAGCTAATGGCATCTATTCTTTCTTGGTTGATAGACCTTGCGATATATACCACTCACAATAGGAAGTAAAACTATAAATAGTATGGTAGTAATAATTGCAATAGCGAATACAATACCAACGAACGGGAGTGCCACCCACAACGCCCCTGGACTAGCAGCGCTTAATATTTTTCCAATCAACCATATACCTAACAATAGAGGACCACACCCACACAAGCCCAAGGTAATTATTATAAGAGAAAATTCCATCAACATCATTTACTCCTTTTCTACATAATGGTATAGTAATAAATTACAGCTATTATAATAAGAATTAACCCAACTACTCCATACCCTACCATTAACCATTCGATGGGTAGTGAACTCGTGTACTTCAATAGGTAACAAATTAACCCAAGCATAGAATACCCTATTATCACCGTAGGGACGAATCGAAGCTTTGTCATTATACTCACTCCTTTACATACCTATTGTAGATTGCTGATAATTTACTATATGGAAACGCAGACTCTAACTTATCAAAGTATTTACTTAGACTTCGTTCTAACTCTTTTCTTAGCCTTTGGTTTTTTGGCGAGTTTGGGTTCGCTGGTATCTCTGCTTCCAATGTCTGTATCAACTGGTTCAACTCTGTTATCATCTTTTGGTAATCCTAATATATCCTGCATCTTAGCCTTGTATTTTATCCCTGCTTCACAGTCACAGAACTGCATCCGTAGCCCTGCTTTGTCTAGTTCGATATAACCCCTGTCACGACATTTCTCACAATTCATTTCTTCTCCTTTTGTACATACTTCCCGTAACACTCTTCTGGTCTACCATTATGGTGTTTGTGATGCTTCGTTTCCATATAACTCTCAAAGGGTACGTGATACTTCTTATCAACCTGCAAGGTATCCCTAAACGTACACTCACAGACAAGGGCATTATGCTCGCACCTGGTGCAAAACCTGCTACCTATTAAACTTTTATCCATTTTTCTCCTTTTCACTATGAACATGCTTGTCGATATAATCCTCAGTACCTATAACAAGCCCTTGGACAGTCTCATTAGTAGTATCAACACTTATATCCCAACCTATTTCCCCAATAGATGCAACCAGAAAATGCCACGGAGCAATCTTAACTAGAAGCCGTACTATAATTTTCATTTCTTCTCCTTTAAGGACTCCCTGAATTGTTTTAATACTTTGGCTAGTTTAATGTTAGGGTTGCTCTCTTCTGTCTTGTCTAATGCAGCCAAGACTTCAGCAGGATCATTCACTCCCATTGTCATTAACGCCATCTGCTTAACATCATCTGAATACGCTAAGTCTGGTATAGCTGTAAGTATGAGAGAGAGGGATTGAGCAGCCTGGAATACGTCTTCAGGTGCTATCGGAGGGAAGTCCATATCTACATACCACTCAGTCTCAGGTACTTTATTGTAAGTTAAGACAATCTCATTTATATCTTTGTAAACATCCTTCCATATCGCTTGATACGATTGGAACATCTTTAACATCGGGAGTTCTACCGTCTTCGCTGTCGCTAAATTTCCGATTGATATATCACCGAAGTATTGTTCGGGAATCCCAACCGCAGCACACACTTGGAGTTTAATCATCCTACCATCTTGATAGGCTGCGCTCGCACCGGTCTCAGTCTTAATCGGCGTAGTATCCGACCCTAAGTTCTCAGCTATTAAAGAACCGGCGTTTACTTCTTTACCATCAGTCTTGTTCTTTATAGTGTCTACTTGAGCCTGTCCACCTGTTACTTTGGTCTTCCAAGCAAACTTAGCTAGTGCTAACATTACAGCTATTCTAGAACTCAGGAATTTAGTATAATACTTCATCCAGTTTAACGCAGGTAGAAGCAATGGATTGCCTCGTTGTGAAATAGTATTATAAGCTAGATGATAAACTAAAGCGTCTTCTGTATGCTTGATTGTATTACCCTTACTATCTAACCCTTCTTCGCCCTTCTCGTTAGACGATGATCTGTAGTATTCTTTATGGCCTTGACTCTGTGCGTCTGTCCACTCTCTCTTGTAAAATAGGATGGCTTCCTGATCACCGGATTCTGTTATAATCTCTGTTATCTCTAATGGGTCAATCCACCTTATTTTAACTTCCCCGTGAGCCCCCAAGAATAGAGCAAAGAATACCTCACCATCAATCAAACACTTATTAGATGACTTGCGTTGCCCCTGCGCCCCTAATACGCTTTGATTAGATTTGTTCCCCCAGAAATCCTCAATAACCTTTTGAGCTGATTTGTTATCATCATCTACACTCCACACCATCCCCGTACCAAAGGTGTAATCAGTCCATAGTCTTATCGACTGCTTGCCTAGCGGGTCCTTAGTTGAGTAGAGCCTAGATAATTGTAGATTAGTAATACGCTCTGCCGATGATATAACATCCATTGAAGCACCGCTGTAGTTACGCCACCCAGCATCTTCTAACGCTAATTGTTTCTCAACACTAGCAGTAGCCTCTCTCATTAGTAAATCTAACTCGTCTCTAGGTGCTAACTCTCTTAATCGTTCTTCCATTATTACCCCTTGACAAATCTGTTAGAATGGTTTATAATTATAGTGGAGGTGAGAAATATGAAAAAGACTAACATAATCCCAACCAATTTTAATGATAGGATAGCTATTGTAATCACCCTTCAAACAAAGATACAAGAACATCCCTACTATATCCCATCGGGTGAATGGCTTGAGAAATGGTGGTTCTTCTTGGATGCCATTCTTGTCGATGAAGAACTGTATAACTTTGTAAAATCTGAATTAGAGAAATGGGATTACTCCCCTGAAATAATAGAACACTTTTATGCACAAGCGCTACAAGCCCCTTAATCCCTCTTCTTGTATATTTGCCATTTATTCCCCTATTAGGGGCTCTAAAGTATTGCACCGAATCACGACATCTTTAGAATGAAGAAACTCTAATATGTTAAGTGTCCAGTTCTCAGGTGGCGACGTACTATCCCGAACACTTTTTAAGATAGTTGCTATCCCATCCCTTATTTCTTCTTGTTTAGTCATAACTCTCCATTATAACTCTAACCCTCTAACTAGCTCCATTGAATCATATGTTCTAATTACTTCTTCCGGTTCGGGGTCACCCCTCAAGAATGCTAACGCTTGTGTAGTACTATCTACTTGGTCATCATGCTCTGCATTGGGGAAGGCTGACATCTCTTCTGTATACTCATATAACCAAGGGGCGTTCTCTGGTAAATACACCTTACCCGCTTCTATCAATGGGGTGATTGAGTTAGCCCTGGCTATCTTATTACTGTCTACCTTAACGGGTAATACTGGGATTCTGGTATTGCGCTGCATCTCTTGCACTAATGATTGACCACTGGCCTTATCTTCTACTAGGACTAGGTTGGGTTTATCCCTTTCGTATAACGCCGAAGCTACACGCTTTAGCTCAGGAAACTCTACCTTATCCCTCCACATATCTAATAAATAATACCCATTTTGGGCTTCTCCCCATACACTATACACTGAGTAATCATTCTGAGCCTTATCCTTGAAAGCCGTATCCCAACTATGTACCACTCGTGTAAAATGAGGTCGTGTAGTATAATACTGCCACCACTCCCTTTTAATTATCTGCCCCTCGGCTATTGTTGGGTTACCCTGATATAAACTCTCGAATGCCCTGCTACCTATTGATGCCCTAATTGACTTCAACGCATCTATAGGGTATCTTTCAGGCCACAACGCTACCTTAGGCATTCTGTAATACCTTATCAGCCTCTAAGAGTAGAATGCGATTAGAGAGTGCCAGATTATCAATCTCTAGCCTCTTGACCCTTTGCTCTAATATAGTAATCTGATTATGGCTATTGGCTAATTCAAGTGACAGGTTTGATATTCTATTATCATTGCGTTTATGGTTTTTGTGATGAACCATCTCCCACGATTGTAAGCATCTCCCTAAATGTTTTGGCATAATCAGGCGATGCTCTAAGACATAACCCTGTTTATTTGTCATAGAATAAAAGAAATCTTCGGACTGGAGTTTCACCCAATAGTAACCCGTATCCCTCAAGGTTCGACCACCCCTCCAACTAGGACATTGCTCACCTGTATATTTGCCCTTGTGTGCTTGACTCATTCTAAGCCTTGCTATATCTGAGGGATGTTTCCCCTTATTCCCGTGTTCCTTCTTTATAATGTTTAGTATAGAATTCATATTGCTCCCCTTCCTCTCTTATAGCTCTAAATTTGAGAATAAGCCATTGGTCTGCCTCAGGATTCTCATCTGCCAACTCTACTAGGCGCCCCACCAAATCTGAAACATGCCATCTCGTCATTACAACGATTATAGCTGCATCGGGCTCAGC